GGTGCTGGCCGGGGGCGAGCCGGTGATCTTCGGCGTCGATTGCGCCCGGTATGGCGATGATGAAAGCGTGCTGGCCATCCGTTGCGGCAACGACGCGCGGTCGCGCCCGTGGCAATCGTGGCGGGGGACCGATGCCATGTCCTTGGCTGGCGATATCGCGCTGGCCGCCATGAAGTGGCAGCCCGATGCGATCATGGTCGATGCCGGGAATATCGGCGCGGCGATTGTCGACCGTTTGCGTCAGTTGGTAGGCGATCTGCCGGTGATCGAAGTGTGGTTTGGCGGCGAAGGCCGCGATGCGGAGCTGGAACCCGGTGTTGCCGTGCACACTGCCAACAAACGCGCCGAAATCTGGACGCGGATGCGCGCCTGGCTTCGCCGCGGGGCCATACCCGACGCGCCACGCCTGCGCGATGATCTGGCCGGACCGACTTATGCCTTTGCCGCGGACGACACCCGTGTGCGGCTGGAGCGCAAAGCCGACATGAAACGACGCGGCCTGCCCAGTCCAGACTGGGCGGACGCGCTGGCCTGCACCTTTGCCGAAGCTGTGCTGCCACGCCGCCTGCCCAACTGGCTGGACCCTGATCGTGTGGCCAAAAGCCGTGAAGACAGCCGGTATACCGAGCTCGATTGAACTGGAAAATCCCATCCGACCGCGATCCAAAGTCGCACGGCGCGGGGTTAAGCGGGGTTCGTCAACCACAGGAGGCAAGCATGTGCAGCACCCCGACGATCCCGACCGTCCCGGTTCGGCAACCGATGCAATTGCCCGACCAGGGCGCGCCTGTAACATCTGCTGATCCGCAGGCGTGGCAGCGCACCGTACTTGCGGGAATGGTGACGGGCCCGCAGGGCGTCTTGGGCACGCCGACCGTTTCCAAGCCCACCCTGGGTTGAAGGAGCGGCACACGCGATGAGCGCATATGACACCCTTCGCAGCCATTGCGAAACACGGTTGGCCCTGATGAAATCGGTGCGGACCGATTATGAGGCCGAGGCCGAACAGATTGCCCGCTTTGCCCAGCCTGCGCGATCGCGCTTTGTGCGCGGGGCAAAGGACCACAATGGCGGGCGCCGCCGCATGTGGAACCGCACCTTGTTCGATCCCCACGGGATCGAGGCGTTCCGCACGCTGACCAATGGCATGACCAGCGGATTGTCGAGCGCATCGCGGCCATGGTTCACGCTCAATCTGGCTGACGCCGCGCTCATGGAGGCCAATGGCGTGCGCGCATGGCTGTCGGATGTGGAACGGCGGCTTTATGCCTTTTTCGCGTCGACCAATTTCTATTCGGCAGCCAAGTCCGGCTATGCCGAAATGGGGCTGTTTGGCACCGAAGCGTGCGTCATGGTCGAGCACCCGGTGGCAGGCGCGGTGTGCCACGCACTGACCTTCGGCGAATACTGGATCGGGCTGTCGGACGCCTTGATGCCCGACACGCTATACCGGGTTTGCCCGATGAGCGTGAAACAGGCGATCGACACCTTTGGCGATGCATGCTCGTCGGTGATCCGATCGCTTTATGATCGCAGCCAATATGACGTACCGATCGAAATTTATCACGCGATTGAACCCGATCCCGACGCCGATCCACTGCAATTCGGCGCCAAGCCATGGCGATCGACCTATTGGGATCCGGCCGACCGTTCGGATACCGTGCTGCGCGTTTCGGGGTATCAGGAACAGCCGTTCTGGGCCCCGCGCTGGGATATTGTCGGGGGCGACACGTATGGCGTTTCGCCCGGTATGGAGGCGCTGCCCGCCTTGCGCGAATTGCAGATGCAGGCAAAGCGGCGGAACGAAGCGATCGACCAGATGGTCAAACCGGAAAAAATCGCCCCGCCCAATGTGCGCCTGACCGGCGAACCGGGGCGCGTGGTCGCGGCCGCCGGGGTGGATCGCGATCAGATCTTCATCCCCTATCAAATGCCATACCAGGCTGTGGCGGCGATTGGCGAGGAAATGGACAAGTGCCGCCAGCAGATCGATTCACTCGCCTTTGCCGATTTGTTCAACGCAATCACCAACATGGCAGGCATTCAGCCGCGTACAGTGGAGGAAATTGCCGCGCGCAACGAGGAAAAGCTGACCCAGCTTGGGCCGGTGATCGAACGCGTGGCGAATGAAAAGCTGCAAGTTGCAATCGAGCGCGCGTTCGGGATGCTGCAACGCGGCGGCATGCTGCCGCCGGTTCCCGCAGCGCTTTCAAACAAGCCGCTGAATGTCGAATTCGTGTCGATCCTGCAACAGATGCAGCGGATGGTCGGCCTGGGGCAGATCGAACGCGTGGTGGGCTTTGTCGGCAATCTGGCGGCCGTCCATCCAGATGCGCTCGACAAGATCGACTTTGACGAGGCGGTCGATGAATATGGCTATCGCGCTGGGGCACCGGCCCGCCTGATCCGCCCGGCACGCGAGGTCGCCGCCTTGCGCAAGGCACGCGCGGCACAGGCGCAGACCGCCCAGACCTTGGCCGCCATGCCCGCGATGAAGGCGGCGGCCGATGCAGCGCGCCTGCTGGCCGCGACTGACGTGGGCAACGGCGACAGCCTGTTGGCGCGGATGCTGCCGCCGGGCTGATCCAGCACCATCTGAAAGGGCCTTTGTGCATGGCGTTTGACGCAAAAGATGCCGAATTCCTGCTGTCGCGGCCCGAATTTCGCCGGTTTGTATTTGCTGCGATCCAAAGCGCGGGGATCCTGGGGCATAGCGTTTCGGCCAGCACGGCACCCAGCCGCGATCTGGGGCATCTCGAAGGGCGCCGGGCGCTTGGGTTCGATCTTCTGATGATGATCCACACCGGCCAAAGCGAAGCGGTGCGCAATGCAGACCCCGACGGCATCACCACTCTGAGCCTCAGCCTGGTCGAGGCGCTCAACAGCAAGGAAAGTACCCGTGACGCAAGCCGCCTCCGCGACAGTGCCCGCTATGACGAGCTCCCCACCGGCAGTTGATACCCCGGCACCGGTCGAGGCAACACCCGCACCGGCAAACCCGTCAGAACAAGCCGTCCTGGCCGCAGTACCGGCACCGGTGATTGCCCCGGAACGCTATGATCTGGTGTTGGAGGGGTTCACGATCGATCCTGCGTTGGTGCAAAATGCAGACCCGGTGCTGCGCGACATCGGCCTGTCCAATGATGCGGCAAACAAGTTGCTGCCGGTGGCGCGCGATATCATGGCGCGCACGCAAGAAGGCCTGGTGCGACAGATCGAGGATGCCGCGGCGGCGCAGAAAAAGACCTGGTACGATGCCTTTGTCGCCGATCCGGAAATTGGCGGCGCACGCCGCGGCGAAACCGAACACTTTGCCGCCAAGGCGCTTGATGCGCTGGGCTATGCGCAGGGCCATCCGTTTCGCCAGGCGCTGAACGACAGCGGTTTTGGCAACCATCCCGACATGATCCGCGCCTTTCGCCGCCTGGGTGAACTGCTGGGCGAAGATAGCGCGTTTGTCCGCCCGATGACCGCCGCCAGTCGCAGCCGACCGGTATGGGAACGGTTGTACCCCGACGAGGCGCGCTGACCGGTTCATCAGCGGCCACGCCGCCGCCGATGCCACAAGGAGCGCATGATGCCGGCGGCATCGCGCCCGACTTTTCCCCTGCCGGCATTCACTATGCCCGCCATTCTTGCGGGATTTCCCAAAGGAGACCGATGTTATGGCCATTCTTGGCAGTTCATACTGGAATCTGATCGACGTCTTGAAGGCGAGCAGCGATGGCATCGGCGATGTGGTCGAAGCACTGACCCAACTGACGCCGTTCATGAAGGACGCCAACGTCGTCAACTGCAACAGCGGGACCGAGCATCGATCATCGATCCGCACCGGCCTGCCCTCGGTTTCATGGGGCGCGTTGTACCAGGGGATTGCCCAGTCGAAGGGCAATTACACCGAAGTGAAGGACACCACGGGCTTTGTCGAAGGCCTGTCGAGCGTCGATGAACGCCTGCTCAATCTGAAACCGGCCGAGGCAGCCAAACTGCGGCTGGTGGAAGGCCAGGGCTTTTTGGAAGCCATTGCCCAGACGATCGAAAGCGCA